GTGGTTTTTCTCCTAAAAATTCCGCGAAGCGGCGGGTCAAATTGCGATGCCGAGCGCTGCCCGGCAGGAATCCCAGAGCGCGAGGCGATCGGGCATGCCGTTCGGCGTGGCAGTTGAGCGCGGATTGCCGAAATTGATCGCGCGGCTGATCGACAGGAAATCGCCAGCGTCGGCGAACGCACTCAAGGCGTTATCCGCCCAGAACTGGGCAGACGCCTCGGCCGCCACGCTCGGCTGCACGATCTGGTCGGGATTGCCCTCGAGGTCGACGCCGATCTTCTGGCCCATCACGCGGAAGTTGTAGCGGCCAGTGATCTGGAGAAGACCGCCGCCGCGGTACCGGAACCCGTCGCCGGGCTGCGTATTGCCCAGCTCAACCGCCTTCGTCGCCGGCGGCTCGTACGCGCGCTGCGCCGGCGTCGGCCCCCAAAGTTCGCGGAGCCACTGGAAACGGCCACACTCGTGGCCGCACTGAGCGAGAAACGCAGCCTGGCGCATCGGCGAATCGATCGCATACAGCGCCATCGCGGCCGACAGCGGATCGGCCCATGGCGTCGCGGATGCGATCGGGATCTGCAGCGCGGCGGAAAGCGTTTGTGGTGTCATGGTCAGCCCAGAAGAAGTTTCACGACCGCATTCGCCCAATCGGGAATCGGCTCGTGCCTCATGTAGCGAAAGACGATCACGCCGACCGCGCCGAACGCGATCGTCGGACCGGCAACATGCCGCACGAGGAATCGCCATGCGTCAGCGAGCCGGCACAACGCACGAACGACCCGCGCGCCGCCCTCCCACGTGTCGACCATCGATTGCGTGTTCGTCTGGATTTTTGAGACTGACGCGACGATCGAGTCGATCTTCTCGTCCTGTCTTTGAAGGTGCTCCTTCACGGCCTCGTCACTGGCGTCGATACGTCGCTCGAGCCTCGAAAAGCGTTTCTCACCTGCGCGGAATCGCTCTTCGACGCGCGCGTTCCCCGATACGTTGTCGGTCATTCATCCCCCGGAAATGAAAAAGCCACCCGAAGGTGGCTCTGCATAGTCTTACGAGAACTGAATCAGCTACCTGCGCATAAAAACTGTACGGAATCAGTGCTGGTGCCCGAGAAAGTAATCGACGTGCCCGAGCTTTGGCTGATCTTTACCGCATTCCCGGCACTCGTATCGTTCGCAGTGCAGGTATAGGAAGACGACGAAGTGAAGGTTGCCGCCCCGGAGAGGGTGACGGTCGCAGAGCCGGACGACAGCGCGACGGTGCCTTGAACCATGTGCGGCGCGTTCACCCCTGTTCCGCCGACACTGAAGAGAGGCATCGCTCCGGTACCAATCGACGAAAAATTCCCCGCAGGAGACAAACTACCGATCAAGGTCTTCGTCGTGCCGTTCCAGGTGTACCAGCTAAACCCACCTGCAGTTCCTGCACCTTTCGCGTTGATAAAATCCGTTTCACCCTGGCTTCCGGAGGCATTCCATCCTAAGACGCTCGCACCGTTGGCGGTCCCATCCCCGGGTATCGCCCCAGAGGCGATGTTCCCCAGCAGATACCCATTCGTTCCGGCGATCACCTGCGTATTCGACCCCAGGCTTCCTGATGTCGAATAGTTCACAACATCGGTATTGCCTGCGATCGTGGCGGCATTCGCATTAAGGATCGACGTATTGCCGCTGTAGACGTTCCCAGATACTTTGATGTCTGCAAAATTGCTGGTGGTATTCGCCGCGATCGCTGCGCCTTTGTTGCCGTGAAATACGGACCTGGAAATGTTGATGCCGGTCGTAACGTCGCCCGCATTCGCGCCGGAGGTATCGAGCATCACTCCCGCGCCGGCAACCGTTGCCCCGTTATTCTCGAATGTGTCGGCGACGTTCACAAACATCGGTGGCGCACCTGCGCTGACCGCGTTGTTATTTACGATGTACATGCCGTAGCCAGGAGTCGTACCGGAGCCCGGATTGTCGTGCCAGCGATTCCCAGAAAAACTGTAATTGCTACCGGTAGTGACGTACGCACCGGTATTGAAATTTGATGCGTCAAAGCCGGTCAAAGTAACGCCATTGGTCGCGGTAAATGCCACTCCAGTATTGTTGTTGCTCGCGTTCGGCGGATCAACAATCACGCTGAAACACTTGATACCCGGCGATGACGATGAAATGGTCGTCCCGTTCCCTGAGCCAACTGCATGGAATCCGTTGATACGGACGTTCTGCAGATATGCAACATCCATGCATTGGCCGCCAGCGTCTAACGTCTGATTCTCAATGACGCCGTTCACCCACCAGTCGCCCGCGATTGCCGTGCCGGCTCCGCTGTAGTCGCCCGTGTAGTGAATGCTTCGGATCGCAAAGTTTACGCCGCTCGAGATCGTAATCCCGACATTCTCCTGACTAGCGTTCAGGCCGGCACGATTGCCCTGAATCGTCAGGCCCGACACCACAAAATTGCTGTCCTTATCGAAATGGAACGCCGATACCGGTGTTGGACCGGCAATGCTATTAGCGATCGTGATCGTCGCCCCATAGCCATCGATCTCGAAGTTGCTTTGAGACTGGACCAATACCGCCGGCGGATCGAAGGCGCAGCACGGTGCTGTCTGAGTTGACGAGAACAAGTACGTGCCAGGGGGAACGAGAACTCGCCGGTTGCTCGCAATGGCTGACCGGAAGGCCGGCGCGCTGTCTACCACTCCTGTCGGGTCTGCTCCGAAGTCCAGCACACTCACTGTCTCGGCGAATTTGCTCTGGTAACTGCGAGCGACGCTCCCCGTAACCGATGCCCGATATTGCAGCTGACTGGCTGCGCCCAAAGCCGTGTTTGAACCTGTACCGCCCGAAGCAACCGGAATCGGGGCCGAGAGTCCAGTGATAGAGCCGCCCGTGATAGTCGCGTTGGCACTGGAGATCGCCGGTACAGTCAGGGGCCCTGTGAGCGCCCCACCAGAGAGCGTGAGGACATTGGAAAATGCGTAATTCAGTTGGCCCGCAGTCAGTAGCTGCCCCGGGACAAAGGACACCTGCGAATACGCCGGCATCGTCAAAGCAAGCGCCATGCTCACCAAACCGATGAGAATTTTACGGACGATTTTCATTGGCCTATCACCAGGTAACAGCTTGAACAGCGGCGACAGTCGTCGCCATACCGATTTGAGCTTTGAGCGCTTGCTTATGCTGGAAGGCCGCCCAACCTTGATCGAGCATAGCCTGATACAGGCCTTGAAGATCGGCGAGGGTGAACGGAACCTGGGTATTGTCGGACGACACCCAGTAGAAGGCCGCCGGCACAGATCCAGTGATCGCATATCCCTGAGTCGTCTGCATGAGAATCTTCTGACTCCCATCATCCGCCTGGAATGTCTTGGTCATGCCACCGGCCGTCTTGTACAACACCGGCTCGGTGATTGCGCTCTGATATTCAGAATCGATGAGCGCGTTCTGGGCCGCCTGTGCTTGTGCAAGCGTAGGGCCAGCTGGCGCCGATACGATGCCATTCGTGCACGTCCAACCAACAGTTGCCCCCGGGACATTCGTTACATCAACAAATTCGGCAACGAGCTGCGCCGGGAAGCGAGTCGAGATCGGGATTTCCATTCCAGAATCGTCGAGCATCGGCTCAATGATTTCCGCGACCTTGCCGTTCTGGATCCATGCGTAGATCGACATATTTTCGCCCTTTTACGCGTATTCGTAGACGATGAGGACGCCAGGCAATCCACCGGCGCCCGCAACAGCAACATTGCTCGCGCTTGCGTCCGTACAGCAACCACCTGCGCCTGCGCCAAACCCTTGACCTTGAACTGCATTCGCAGCTGCGCCAAGAGAGGCTCCCCCATTACCGAGCGGATTAGAGCCACCCGCGCCGCCCAAGATCCCGTTGTTCGTGCTGATACCCGGCGTGCCTTGACCACCAGAAATCGAAAGCAGCGTTCCGGAGCTCAACGCCGATGCAGAGCCGGCTGATGCTTCTGCGGTGATTGCTGTCGGATAGCTCGCATGGCTCAATGCCGACAGCGGAGCGGCAGCAATGCCGCCGCCGCAAGACATGACCGATCCGAATGAGGTTGTGCCACCGTTCGACCCAATTCCCCCGCCGCCGCCGATGGTCACAGGGATACCGCCAGAAAAACCGCCGGTCATCTGAAACTTGGCATACGCGCCAGAGCCGCCTCCGGCCGACAACGAGTAGTTTCCGGATCCGGGAGCGGCCAAACTGTTCGAACCGGCCCCCCCGCCGACCATCTCGATGATGATCTTGCTTGTGCCAGGCGTGGGCGTATAAGTGCCGTTCGCTGTGAAGCGCTGGACATTTAGGAGTTGCCCGGGGATCGCCCCGGTAAACTTTCCTCCCACACAATCAAGCAGAATCCAGCACAACGCCCCCGCATTGAGTAGCGGGCTAACGAAGGACATCAAGGTTGCGACACCATTCGCAACCAGTTCCCCCCCGCTCAGCGCTTGACCACTCAGGCCGAAAATCGGTGCTGCAGCCAACCCATCCGGTGCATATGTCGACGCGCCAGTATTGGTATGTGCGATCTCGATCATTTGCACCACGCCAGCCGAAGCCGGCAGCACGGCCATCGGGACCGGGTTCGCAGCTGCATATGCATTTGCCGATCCGGTGTCGGCAAGCAAAGTGCGCACGCCTTGAAGCGAACGGATTGCTCGAGATACCTGGTTGTAGGTTGTTTTGCTCGGCGCAATCCCGGCGGCGGCCAAGATGCTCATGAGCTCTTCCTGCACCATGTTCAACCAGTCGGCGTCTAAGATCGTCGCAGCCTGCCCAGTCGCGGGGTTGCCGCCGGTGAAATATCCTGGCGTGCCTGCTGCGGCCGGCACCGGAATCGAGGTGACGGCCGTCGTTTGATCAGTGCGAAACATCGCTTCTCCGGTTTAACTCAGCGTTGTCGAATCGAGGCGGAACGTCGAATCGAGGAAGCCTGGATTAGCCACGATTACGAGCGTATGAGCCGGTTTGAGGGTATTCATTTCACAGAGCAATACTGCGCTGCCCCACGACGCGAGCGGCTCGCCAGCGACCGAATGGCTGGCGCGAAAATAATTGATCGTCGTCGACGGCGCATTGATGCGCCATGTATGCGCCCACCCTTCAACGCCGACCGAATCGCCTGCCGCGTGCTGCCCTACGCGAAACGGCGTGAACTCGCTGACTGTTATGTCGAAGCCGAGGTTCTTCGCGTAGTTGATGAAGTACGAAATCGACGCGCCACCGCTGTTGGTGAAGCGCGCAACTACTTGGGCCTGTCGCTGAGCGAGCGTTGGCGATTCGCCAGCACATGGATCGGGCAAACCGAGAGCCGCCTCCCACTCAGGAAGCAGCTCGACCGTCGTCGACGGGAAAGCGTCAACAAGCAGATAATTGTTCGCGGCGACGTGGCGCGACCAGATCGGCGCGAGCGTCGCGATCGTCTTGCCCATGACCGAATACGGATCACGCGGCCACGCGAGCCCCCGCGGCATGAGCGCCATCAACGCCGACGTGAAGTCGGACGCGGAATAATTCGGTGCTCTCATTTACGGAAGCCACGTGATAGTGCCGAGCACAGGCATCTGGCCAGTGGTGCCGACGATGTTCTGAAGCGGCGACGTAATGACGAATCCCTGCGTGCCGGTAATCGCCGCGATCGCCGAATCGATATAGGACCGGTCGACGGTACCGTTCTGGTTTCCGGGCCCGACGGGCGAGCCATACAGCACGAAGATGCCCGAAATCGCCGACGCAATCGCGGCCTTCTGCGCGACCGTGAAGTTCGCCGAACCGGTGATCGTGAAATCGATAGCGGACGGAATCGGCCCACACGAATACACAAGCGCCGTGACGGGGCGCAGCGGAAAGATCCAGTCTGCGACTGTGAGCTGGTCACCCGTAGCCACCACGCCACGCTTCTCGTTCGTCGCGACGCCATCGGTTCCGACCGGAAACCCGTTGTTTCCAGACTCGGCCTGGTCGAACATCGTATAGACGACAACGGTGCCCGGGCCAAAGCCGACAGGATTGCACCACGCTCGCGTCACGCCGGCGACCTCGCGCGCCCAGCGCACGTAATCCGATTCTGAACCGCCCTGCGCAGGATTCTGGTACGCGAACAGCATGCGGGAGCGCAGGCTGTCATCTTTCTCGATGTCGGCGCCCCCGGTAAATGCCACCGACACCTTCCCGGTGGAGCTGATGCCGGCAATCGAGACGCCGAGCGTCATCGACGTCCCGACGGCGCAATTCCCGAAAATCCCGGTCAGGCCAGAAGGGTCGGCATTCGCCACGGCGTTGACCGTGACCACGCCGTTCGCGATCATCCCTTGGCCGGTCGTGGTGTAGCCGACGCCGTCGCTACGGCTGATGGATGCACCCGCCGGAATCGTGTTGCTCGTGCCAGGCGCGATAGCGAACTGGATTTGCCCGGGAGTCGTCGCACCGGCCTGCGTCGCCGGCTCGCGATAGACGCCCTTCAGCGCCGCCCACGCTTCCAGATATTCATCTTCGGCCGTGAACGGATTCGATTGCTTCGCAATGTAGTCGGTATAGCCGTACTGCAGCTGCGCCAGGCCAGCAAGCGCCCGGCCGATAACGCCGAGACTCGAGAACCGCAAAAGCGGATCGGTACCCGGCAGTCCGCTCTGGATGTCGGCCGCGACTTGCACCTTGAGCTCGGAAAGTGTAGGACGAAGATACGGCATCAGTTAATTCCTTCCCAAGCCCACACATATCGACCGTCATGAAGCACGGCGCCGTTCTTGATGACGACAACCCGCGCGCCGAGCACGCCACGGCGCACCCATTGCGTCGTGATTTCGATTCGACCGGCGACGCCGTCGTCGATCAGCCACTGCAGCGCCTCGGCGATATAGTCGTAGGCCCGCTGTGCGGTCTGCGTGGTCTGCTTCGCACGTTTCAGCAGCCACATCCGCGAGCCGATCGGCACGCTGTCGTCGGCCCACCACCCACGCCGGTCTGTTGAACCGTCCGGAATGACGTCGTCAGCGCTCGCCTCGCGGTCGGTGAAGACGCTGATCAGCACGGCGCTCGCGAGATCATCGCCGGCGAGCAAATCGGCACCGGCCAGTACCCAATCGGCGTGATTGGTCGCGCTATCCCATGAAAGCGTGATGTCGGGCATGTCGTGCAGGCAAAAAGAAACCCGCCGGAGCGGGTTGGTTGTCTCAGTGCGCCGCAGCGCTACATTTGCTGATTCGGCACGTTCGAGGTGATCGTCGAGTCGCCGCCCTGTACGTTCACTACGTTGTGCGTATGCGAGTCGTACAGCTCGCGCATGCCCTTCATCGTCTCGCTGTTCGTGCCGGTGTTGTCCTGCATGTCGCCGGTCGACGAAAGCATCGGTGTATCGAATTCGGATCCACCGGGCGCGACCACGCTGAACTTCCCGCCGGCCACGATCTTGAAATCGCCGCTGCAGCTCCATGTAACGTTCGCCGCATCGTTCACGACGACGTCCTGCCCTTTCGCGTCGACGACGATGCTTCCGTTCTTCAGGTAGACGCTCTTGCCGTCCTGGCTGTACAGGATCGATTCGCCAGGCGCGAGCCCACGCGGCCGCGATTCTTGGTGGTTGGTGCCTACCACCGCGCCGGCCGACCGGTCGCCGGCGACGTGCAGGGCGAGCGCATCCGAACCAATCGGCGGATTCGACGAAAATCCGAATTCCGGCACGCGGTACCGGCCGGCAGGTACCTCCAGGCCGTTCATGCGAAGCTGCACGATCTGCACCGGCCCCGTGTCGTCGACCAACGTGATCCGGCCACGCCCGAACAAGTTCCGGATGCGATTCAAAATCTCCATCATTGCGGAACCCTACTGAAGTCCGGGCCGACCGGATTGAGGATGATCGGCTCCTGATAGAACGCCTGCGGCGGCATAATCGTCAGCTCGGCCGACGTTCCCTGCTCGCCCTTCTTGTACGTCACGTCCGAGATCAGCCACCGCTTCTTCGGTAGCTTCAGCGACGGAAGATCGATGTCGACGAGCACGTTCGGCTCGTACAGGGAACCTGCCGAATCGCGCCACGAATCCGTGACGAGTCGCACTTGATACGACCGGCCGATCCGGTACGCCATTTCCCAGTTCGCACGCTGCAGGGCAATATCCCTGCCGCCGTTCACATTCTCGGAAATGATCGCCCTATATCGAAAACGCGACACTGTGCTGTCGTTCACGGTGGAAATGATATTTCCCCCGTCACCGATGTCGCGCAGCGTGTCGAGCCCCTGATACGCTGCGTCGTACCTTGAGAATCGGCCATCCATTGCCATCATGAACGAGGCCGATGCGACGTTGATTCCCTCTGTAAAGCCACTCGAAGCTACCCGCGTGCCGATTGACGTGTTGCGGGTACGCGTAGCCGGGCCACCGGACGCGAAGATCAGGCCCCCGTCCGGCATGTCGTACAGCAGCAGCCCTTGGTAACGGCACAAAAGTTCGAGTACCGAATATGACGTCTGGCCAACCATGACGTTGACCTGCTCGATCGGCGCACCGACATCGGTGCCATCTGCGACGCTGGACGCAATCCCATACGGCGCGCATAGCGCCGCCGCGATCTTGTCGACCGTCATGTTGAGCAGTTGGCCACCATCGATGAACGCTGCGCAATCGACGAGATCCTGACACTTACTGCGGCCGGTAATTCGAACACTATGCTGATTGCCACTGTACGACGGCATGTAGCGGTCGACGAAGCCTGTCAGCACAAGGTCGTCACCGAGCACGACTTGCACCCAATCTCCGGGTTGCGCGAGGATCTCGCCAACGTCCGGATACGGCTCCGTATAGCTCACTTCGAAACTCGACGGGCAGCGCTCGATACCGCGCGAGACGGTCACGTCAGTCCATCCGGTGATCGAACGCGCATTCGACGTCGTGAACGTCTCCTGCCCGGGTTTGGCTGCCGGATTGAACGTGCAGGTTGCGACCTTAAGGGTTACGTCGTCGTTCATTTCGCCAGCGCTTGAAACGCAATCGGACAGAATGCCGGGTGAATCGGATCGATCTGCTGCAGCAACTGCGCCTCACGCGTCACGTCGTCGTAGATGCGTTGCGCGAGCACCAGCGACGGCAACGTCGCGTTGAACGAGAACGTCGCGAGCGTCGCAAGGTCTGCCCCGCGCGCGGTCAGGTCCGCATAGACGGCGCGGCGCAGCGATCGCAGTGCGACGAACGTATCGTCGTCGCCGGCGTCGCCCGCTACGCCGATCTCAGCGTCGTATAGATCGAGCGCGTTCGACAGAACCGTCGCCGCATCCTGCTGCGATGATGGCTGGTAACCGGAGAGTGTCACCGCGAGCTGCGCCAATGCATACCGGCGCAGCAGCGCTGCCGTCGCAATCTGTACGACGTCCATCGATGCGCCGATCTGCCCCGGCACGATCACATCTGCGGGCGAATACCGTACGAGCCCGCTCACTAATCGCACGGCATCCGCCGGATCGTTCGCCGATGCTGCGACCGCGGCGACGAACGCATCGACGGATAAGCCGAGCGTGGCGGTGTCCGACGGATTCGCCGCGGCCGCCTGCATTGCCGCGCCGGCGGACACGACAGCGGCCCGTCCGGCGGCCGACGCCGCAAGCAAATCGGCTGCGGTGGTGCTCGGCGACGCCTTCGCATTGCTCGCCGAGTAGCCTGAATTGCCGCCGCCGAAGAGCCGACCGAAGTTGCCGGAGAGCGTCGACACAGCACCGATCACGCGCTTAACATCGTTCACGGCCGTGACGCCAATCTGATACCAGGAAACCACGGTCGAAACAGCCTTCTGCACGACAGCTGCACCGTTCCGAATGTCAGCCGCGATGTCCTTTGCGTAGTCGAGCAGTCCCTTTTCCTTCAGGTTCGCCGCGTTGCTCGCGCTATCGTCGGCCGTCGACACCTGCGTCGTCGGAAACTTACGAGGACCGGACTTAATCAGGGTCAGGCGGATTTCAAACACCGCCCCGAGATCGAGGCGCTCGATAGTCTCGACGCCAAGGCAAGCGACGCTATCGATCGTTCCGAACGTCGGATGCACAAGCGTTGCATTGTCCGGCCCTTCGCATACAGCCAGCAGGCTATCGCGCTGCTCGATTACCGCACCTGCACCTGTCTTGAGATCGTTTTCCAACAGAAACCCGATCACTTCGAACGCGCGCGGCTTCTTGCCGAGAGGTTCAGCCCACACGTCGTCACGAAACGGGTACGTGTGGACGGACCTGTTCTGGCCGGCAGAGGTCCGAATCTCGAACACTCCGAACGGCACGCCGCCGAAGCTGGCCGGCTTCAGGTTCGAGGCCCAATCTCCGGTCAGCAGCGAACCAAGGTTGTCGGCAGCCGATGCAAGACCGCCAATGCTGCCGACAACGCTCAGGACATCCGTTGTCGTCGATGCCACTGCGATCCCCCTTAGATTCCGTCGAGACGGTACTCGACTCGCGTCGGCAGATAGTTTCCTTCAGCCGTCTTCGCCTCGGCCCGCATACCTTGTGGAACGTTCTTCATATCGAGGGTGATATTCATTGACTGCTGCTGCATGCCCCTGACCCGAGCATCATGGACATCCGCAGTGGCGCCCTCGCTACCGGCCCCATTTGCGTCCGGAGCCGCCACTTCTGGAGGCATGACCCCGGCAAGCGCATTCGCGAGTGATCCGCGCTTGTCCATCTCGAGATCCACGTTCTTCGGACGCTCGTAGAACTTGGAAACCAGACGCCCCGCATCCTGGGCGCTCGTTGCGCCATGAAGCCGTTGCCCAGCCGACCAATATTTGCCGTTCCGCAACTCGTGATTCATAAAACGTAGTTGCTCTTCCATGGTCGAGCCACGAATGTCATGGCCAGCCCACGCCTTGAAATCTGCCTGGCGGTCCGCATGCCACTGCCCGATCCCATAAGCCGCACCGTTGTCGCCAACTACACCGGGGTTGAGATTGCTCTCGATCCAGAGATTCGCGACCATTCCGGCTGCCTGCGCCTTAGACCATCCCATTGCCTGAAGTGAAGCCATTGCGGCGGCCGTCTTCGGATCCTTCGTGGCAGCCTCAGCAACAGCACGATGCTGTTTTCCGACCGGGTCTCCATCCCATCCCTCACCGGCTTTCGCCTGATGCTTCGCTACCTCTTCGCCCTCCCCCTCGTTAAGGTTCTTCGAATGGAGTAAAGCGAGAATCGCGGCCATCACTGGCGCGCTCGCCAGCCCAGCAAGAGCGCCGGCGGCCGCGGGAACAGTCACTGTGGTGAGGGTGACAAGGCTCGAAATGAGGCTCGCGACGCTTGCAATTGGACCGGCGAAGGACAGCGCCGCGATAGCGATCATCGCCCCCTTGATGCCCCCCATGCCGTCCCACATTTTCTTGACGCTTTTCGATACCCCGTCCCAGTCGACCTTGGAAATCCAGTCGACGAAGCGCTGAACCGCAGCCGCGAGTTTGTCAGCAATTTCCGCTCGATGCGTGTCGAGCCATACTGAAAACTGCTTCACAACAGGCTCGAGAACTGGAATCAGACCGGCGCCGATGGAGTTCCCCAGGCCCGACACTGAATCCTCGAGATCGTTGACCTCCTGCTTGAACTGCGTGGCTCGGGCGAGTTCGTCCGGCGTCGGCACGAGTCCCTTGCGGAACGCACGGGCCTTGTCTTCATCATATGTCCCCTGCTGAAGCATCGGCAGGAGGCCTCCCATACCCAGTGCGTCCGCAGCTGCGCGCTGTGTAACGGCGCTGCGTTGGCCGGCGATCGCCTTCATCAGCCTTTGCTGGGTGGTGTAGTAGTCGACGGTGCCGTCTTTGTTCCGCTGGATCTGCACCCCTATCTTTTGCATCAGCACCAGCGCAGCCGGGTTTGCGCCGTTTGCCGCATCCCGGATCGCCATCTGCGACGACGAAATCGCGGAATCGAATTCGCTGGCCGAGACCCCGGCGCGCTTCGCCGCGACATGCCAGGCTGCGAGTTCCTGAGCGTTCATACCGAGTAGCTTCGACGACCTGTTCAGCGCGAAACCGAAATTGCCAAAACGATTCGTCAAGCCTACGACGCCCGCAACTGTTCCCGCCGCGCCAAGCGCAGCAAGTCCCGGTACCAGCTCGACGACTTTGTCGACGAGCGTGTGGGCAGCTCGTGCAGCCGACTCCAAACCCTTCGTCAGTTTCTCGAAGCTGCGCGTGCCGACGGCGCCCACGCCAGCAAATCGCTTTTGCGCCTTATCGATCGGAGCAGTGATCTTCGAGAACGCAGCCGTAATCTTCTTTGCCGCGGCAGTCGCATCTTCTTCGGTGCGGATTCGCAGAACGAATTCTTCGGCCATAACCTCAATCCTTCTTGGACATAAGCGCCGCGTGATATGCGTAGTCGCGCACTTCGCTCAGTGTCATCTCTTTCGTTTCGCTCGGCTGCCACCCCCACCAGCGCTCGACGACCTTGACCTGGCGCTCCCAATCTACTGGGAGCCCCCCTCGTTTCCCTCGGGGTCGTCCTCGTCGGGCGGCGTCAGAAAAAACGACAGGTATTCCTGCGCCTTGTAGTAGTCGCGTGCCGAAATCTTGTCGATGCCCAACATGGGGATGCCGGCCTGTTCGCTGATCAGCGTCTGAAACGCATCGAGCGCACCTTTGGTCGGAACCATCTTCACGAACGCCTTGATCTGGCGGAGATTCGGCTCCCGCAGCTCGAGTTCCGTGTGGACCGTGTCGCCGTCCTTGCCGGACAGCGTGATCGGCTCGGAGAGCTCGATCGTGATCGTCGACGGCTGGATTTTCCGGGGCTTCTTTTCGTTCTCTTCCATCACTCGCCTCAAGCGGTTTGTTCGGTGACTTCGGGACCTTCGAACGACACTTCGAAGGTCGCTTCTTCGGTGTCGACTTCTTCGGCCTCGACGGTGCCCATGTTGCGGCCGGTGACGATCTTCCCGTTCGCGAGCTCCAGCACCACGGTGGAATTGCGCATCGCGTTGAAGTCCGCGATCGACAGGCCGCCCGAATCGCGCAGCGACATCTTGATCGAGCCCGGGCGGGGCATTTCCTTGAAGCCGTGGAAACCGTCCTGACCCATAAGCGTGTCGCGCTTTACCTTGGCAACGCTGTAACGCGCCTTGCCCTCGAGCTGGTAGGTAACGCCATCGATCTTGGCGTTGGTGATCCCTGCGAGCAGTTGGCTACCCGACATGTGTTTCTCCTAAGAATGAAAAAGCCACCCGAAGGTGGCGATCTCTGGCCGTCGAGCGGCGTTACTGCAGCCGGAACTGCACCAGCGTCGCGAACGTGCGCATCTGGTTGACCGGCGTGCCGGGCCAGAGGATGTCGACGCGGTTCGGGTTGACCGTATTCTTCTGCACGACGAGCGCGGCAGCGAACGCCGCTTTGCCCTGTACGAAGCCCGCGTCGACGCGCTCGTTGTAGAGCGCGATGATGTCGGACTTGATCGTGCTCGGCGTAACCAGGTTCGACCCGGCAGCCGGCCGCGAGCCGTCATCCGCCAGCTTGGGCCGCGCATACTTCGACGACAGCATTGCCAGCAGCGTCCGGATCTCCAGCACGAGCTGGTACATCGTTTCGACTTCGAGATAGCTGTCGTCATCGACACCCTGCGCGTTCGTCTGGTAGGTCGTGATGATGTTCTCGGTCATCACGGTACCGTCGTTCGCCACGGTGAACGTCGACATCCCGTCGAACAGCAGCGTGTTGCGAATCGACGGCTGCCAGCGCTTCTCGACCGCCGGCGGCAGCACGCCATTGAGCGGCAGCGACTGCAGCGGCACGCCCGGATCGGCGCGAACGCTCACCGCCGCCTGCCCCGCGAGCGCCGCGGCCCAGATCCACGACGGCGTCGGGCTGCTGTCGGCCGGCAGGATGGTTTCGTGCTGGTTGTTCCGCGAGTTGCCGAGCGTCGTCGATTGCGAGTACGTGCCCGCGAAGCCGCCGAACGAATGGCCGTATAGCTGCTCGAGGTAGCTCCAACGCCCGTTCTGGTCGTTGAGCAGCGCCTTCACGGCATCGAGAGAGGCGGCATCGTTGTACGGATTGACGATGAAGTCGAACGACTCCGTCCCGAGATTGCCGAGCGCAGTCGTGAGCGACGGATTCGTCGCGCCGCCGGTCATCGCCGTAATCGTGTACGCCAACCCCGCGGGCAGCACTTCGCCGTTGGTCGTGCCGCGGTAATTGAAGCGGATGTCGATCTCGTTGCCGCTTAGCCCCTTGTTGACCGCCGTGAGGGTAACGACGCCCGCGGCGCTCGACGCCTCGACCGGAAGACCGGGGACGGCATTGACCGCGGCGGCCGCCGACGTCGCGACGTCCGCGACGGCCTGCCCAGCCGTGACCGGCACCGTAACCAGGTTCCCCGCGAGGTACAGCGACAGCGTGCCGTTTGCCGAGGGCGCAGCCGTGAAAGTCACCGAGCCAGCGGCCGCCGACGCGCCGGCGGCGTCAGCGACTGGCAGGATCCACAATTCGCCGAACGTATCGTTGAGCCGATACTTGGCGACCATGTTCGCCAGCATCGAATTCGCACCGCCGGCGGCCTGCGCGTCGCCGATGCCGCCACAGATAATGGGCACGTTCGGCGTTGCAGTGCCGGCCGCGGTCATCTGGCCGATGATCAGCGCGCGCTGCGTGGTCGCGCCGGTATTCGCCTGCGAGTTGTCCAGCTCGAACAGCGCGCCCGGCAGACGGTAGTTTTGCGGGATGACCCGGAACGGAATCGTGCTCATGCATTTTCACCTTCGGTTGCAGCGCGGGCGCTGGTCAGCTTGGCCGTCGTCGGCTGCTCGACGCGCACGACATCGCCGTCGTTGAGGATCCTGTTCCAGACAGGGCTGTCGTCCGGCACGTCGATGCCCTCTTCGGGCAAAAGCTTTTTCGTATGCGGGTCACGCACTTGCAGACCCGGGGCAGGTTTCACGCGCATGCGGCGCTCCTACGAAATGGATGGTGGAAACGGAATCGAGAACGTCGGCTGCACGGTGCCCTCGGGCATCACGACTGAACCGCCGATAGCCTCGAGAGCAGGCGGGTTGGATTGCCGGAAATCACTGGCGTCCTGCACGAACTCAAGCCCGATCTCGATCTCGACGCCGCCGACGTGCTCGCCCGCGTCACCGGGCCCGGGCTTTCCCCGGACCTTGAAGAACGCGTACTGCTGAATCTGGCTCATCAGCGGCCCGTAGTTGATGACCGCGCGCTTGACCTGGTCGCGCAGCGCCTCGAGCTGGCCGACCAAGTCAAGCGCGCCACCGTCGTCCGGCACTGCAAGCGCGCTCGCGCGCGCCTCGACGATCAGGCTGCAGGACACCGTGAAGGCCGGCGCGCCGTTGCGCCCGAACGACTCGCCGTCCTCGTCGAGCGGCATCGATACGAACAGCACCGGATATTCGTCGTCCCACGTCGACGCATCGCGCGCGCCATACACTCGCGCGCCGGCGTCCGTCTGCCCGATCAGCCCTTGCATCGCGGCCACGAGCAAATCGGTTTTCGTGGTCATTTCGCAACCTTGAGGATCAGGTTCAGCCAGCCGATGCCGTCGCTGTGTACGTCGAGCACCATGAAACGGTCACCCGTCTTCAGGCGCGTCAGCACATCGTTCTTCACAGGTTTCGCGGGGAAATCAGCAAGCCGCACGCCGATCGCCGGCGCCGTCGTCGTGTACCCGACCGAGCCGTCGTCCTTGTAGTAAGGCGTTCGGAACGAATCGACGACGACTCCGGTGACGGAAAAGGGCGCGCCGCCAGCGGCCGGCTGGTACGACACCGACTCGCCGAACACGCCGTTGATCGAGGCATTCAGCTGGTCGAAGTCAAACATGTCAGCCTCGCTGTGCCGTGCCCGACCTGGAGATCGACGGCCCTTGCGGCTGACCCGTATCGCGCCGTACGACTGCAGCGTCCGGATCGACAAGGAATCCATGCCGGCGCAGCGCAATCACTTCGACCTCGGGCAACGTCACTTCCTCGCCAGCGCGCACATCGGTGCCGTCTTCCAACCGCACCGTACGACCTCGTGCAACTGTCGCAGTGACCATGCGCACGTCGGCGGTATCGGCGCCTTTCACGGTCGGCGCATCGGGTTTCGTTGGGGAAGCCATTAGTTGCCCCCTGCGGTCTGTTGAATGACACGCGCGCCGAAACATGCATTCACGCGGCTCGGAATGACGATCGGCGACGATTGCATCATCAGGAAGCGCTGCGCCGGATCTTCCTTCACCCACGTTTTCGGCGCATACGGAAGCGATTCGTAGTTGAACGCCGGATCCATGATCTGCCCGAACGCGCGCGTGCCGATCAGGTTCGGGCCGCTCATGACGATTTCGCCGTCCGGGATCATCGGTCGCTCGACACCGTTTTCGTCGATGAACCAATCGTTGTAGAGCCAGAGGTCATACTGCCCCCATTTGCCCTTGTAAACGGCCCCCTGTTCGATCTGGGAGCCCGGATTGATGATGTTCCCGTTAACGTTCAACGACGGGAACACAATCGCGCCCTTCAACTCGGGATCGGCCTTGAAACCCTTCCACGCCGACGTCGTGAAAATGATGTCGGTTACCTTCGCGCCCGACTTCTGAAGGATCACCTGCTGCCAATTGTCGATGTCATCGGACGGAGAGGCGGTCGGGGTCCCATTGCCCGGATTGACGTTCGCTTTCGTCCATTGGCTGCCCCCCGTGAGAGCAACCGTCAGGGAGGGGTCGCGGCCGAAGTCAACGTCGACCGTTTCGAAACCTTCCCCCTCCACACGCACGACACCCGTACGCAGCGCGCTCGCGGCCATCCATTCCAGGCGGCGATTCAGGATGTCGACCTGATCGGTCATTTCCGCTTCGAGGTTCGCCATCTCGCGCTCGGCACCCTTGAGCTCGCCGCCAATGCGCTCCCCGATCATGCGGCGCACGGGCTTGCGCAGGTCCGGCGCGCGCTTGTCTTTGATGTATGCCGGCTTGAACTCGTCCGTCTGGTAACGTCGTTGCTCGACGAGCTTGCCTTCGACGAGAGGCGAGACGAACGGCGCCATCCGGCGCAGGCCGACGTCGACGTCGATCGACACCTTCTCGGAATCGGACATCACGATATTCGGGAAAAATTTGTCGAGCAGAAACTGCTGCGCCAGCTTCAGGTTCGGAACAACCTGAATCAGCGTGTTGGTGTCGTACACCAACGATCCTTGGGGCGTGGTCATCCCTCAATCTCCTTGATACGAATAGCCCCGCTGAAAACAAAAAACCCCGCCGAAGCGGGGTTTCTCGAAGCGGAGTCGGGTTTAAGTCGGGTCGGCAGCGGAGACCGAGGACTTGACGAAAATCGTGTTCTGCCGCAGCGCTGCGCGCAGCGAAGCGATGTCCCACGAGGGATCGAAATTCAGCGCGCGCGCGTTGACTTCGGCGGCGACGTACGCGCCGGCCGTCACCGGCCCGGCGCTGGCATCGGCATAGTCGGCCAAAATGGCCGACGGGATCTGGCTGCCGTCCGTCGCCGTCTTCACCGACAGCTTGTAGGTACCGACCGCGTCCTCGATCTCGATCGTGAACGTGTCGCCAGCCACGAAGGCCGTCGCACCGGCCGTGAGCGTGAAGCCGATACCGGATTGCGAATACGCGGTCCCGACCGTAGCCGGCGGCAGTGCATTGCCCTCCGGGTCGGTCACCGAGAACGTCGTTGCTGCGGTGGCCGTGAGCACGTAGGCACCGGCCAGCGCGCCGTTTGCGCTCACGCCGCCGATCGTGCCGTTGCCGGTATTCGAGGCGCCCGGCTCGGCGATCGCGTTCAGCGAGCTCACCATGCCAAGCACCGAGCCGCGCGGCAGCGTGCCGGAAGCCAGGATGATCGGCTGCGAGACGATTTGCAGCGCGCCCGCGATCAGCTGATCGGGAACGTAGGTTTCGGCCCAGATACCCGGCTGCTGCGGGTTATCGCCGATCGTGTTGACGGGAAGCGTCATGACTCTTTCTCCTTAACTCGTAACAGGTTGACCAGGCGATCAGGCTTCGCCGCGGCGCTTCTTGCCCGCCTGGACGATCTGTTCAGCCAGCGTCGGGGCTTTCGGCGTTACGCCGCCCGCCCCCGCGCTCGGGATGCTGGTCGACGCCATGCGGCTCGACAAGCTGGATGCACGACGCGGTTGCGCCGGCGCGTCTTCCGCACCGGCGTTGAGGGCCGCGATCGCCGCGCGCGAGGACATCTTCGTGTCGAACGCGAACACGCCAGCTTGGCGCGCGCGGCCGAGCTTGATGCCGTGCGCCATGATGCGGGCGCACCGCACACGCTCGCGCTGGCGCGCTGCGCTGGCCGTTGCGTCGTCGCCATCGTCGTCTTCGGAATCGTCATCGCCTTCTGCCGCAGCACGCTGTTCGGCTTCTTCACGTTCGCGCTCTTCTTCCGCCCGGCGGGCCGCCGCTTCTTTTTCCTTCTCTTCCTGCTCGGCGCGTTCCTTCTCGTCGAGATCTTCCATGCGCTTCGCGTAGTCCTCGTCGGACTCACCCTCGCGCTGCTTGCGCTCGTCGTCGTCACCGCCGCCTTCTTCGATTCGAGCGCCGGCCGCACGCGGAGCATTGCTCAGGAAGCTGGCGAACGGAGCCAAGATTTTCGATTTCATGTCGTTCCTTTCAATGGTTGTCAGCCAAGCTCTTCGAGCAGGGCGAGAAGCGCCTCGTCGGGCGCCATCACTGCATCGGCCAATCCGATGCTCACGCCGGCGTCGCCCATGTAGCAGGCGGCCTCCGTCTTGCGGACAACGTCCGCCGACAGGCCGCGATTGCGCGCGACCGTCGAGACGAACAGCTCGCCCATCGTGTTGATGTCGGCTTGCGCTGCCTGGTAGGCCTCTTTCGAGAGCGGGATCTCCGGATGGAAATCCGCCTTGCGCTCGCCGTAGGTGATGAACGTCACGGCCATACCGGCATTCGTCAGCGCCTTCGACCAGTCGACGTGCATCACAATCACGCCGATCGAGCCAACGCCGCCGGTGCGCGGCACGATTACGCGATCGGCCGCGCTGGCGATCGCGTATCCAGCCGAATACGCCGACTCGGTCAGGATCGACCACATCGGCTTGTTGCCGCGGTGCGCGTAGATCGTGTCCACGAGATCGAAACACCCGGCCACCTCGCCGCCGGGCGAGTCCACATTGAACACAATGGCCTTGACCTTCGGATCGGCGTGCGCGCGCAGGATCGCTTGGCGCAGACCGTCGTAGCCAGTCATACCGGACCACGGACGGAGCGAGCCAAGCTTCTGCACGAGCGTGCCCTGCACACTGATCAGGGCCACGCCAGTGTCCTCGATCATGTCGTAGCCAGGATCCGGAACACGCCCTTCACGCGAAAAGCTGTCGTAATCGTCGTCCCAGTCCTCCATCGCCATCGGCTTCAGGCGACCGCCTTCAAGCCGCGCGATCTGCGACACGCCGAGCCGATCCATCAGCGCGGCCATGATCACCTCGGCCTTCTCGCGGCGAATCGCGAGCGGCACGTTGAACAGCCGCTGCGCCATGTGCGCGAACTTCATCAGACCTCCTCCGGAATTGCGCTCGCTTCCTTGACGCTGTCGCCTACCAGCGTCGCCGGCGGCCGCAGGCCGAGATTGCGGTAATAGGCCTCTTCGACCGCACGCCGCTGCGCGACTTCGCGCCAATCGGTACCGCCCGTCTCGGCACACTCGTCCTCGAGCGACGAAAAGCCGCCCGCGACGCCCATCGATGCGCCCTGCCGCTCCTTCACGATGTCCACCAGACCGCGGCCCGGACCGAGCCACTTCGCGCGCGAATACGCCGCGCGCGCTTCGATGAAGTCGGGCACGTCGCCGAGTGGCATCGGGTAATCGTCGACTTCCATCGATTCCTCAAGCCAGCCCGTGTAGATAGGCTGCGTGTACGTCGCGGCGAAACCGAGGCGCCGCCGGTGAAACGTCTTCCACGCCTCGAGCATCGCCGAGCGGTATGCGCTGTAGTTGACCTCGGCCCAGTTCTGGCTGATCTGCTGCGCGGCCAGGCCCGTCGACGCCGAGAAGCTGCGCAAGAACGCGCTGTTAAACGCCGCGTAATTCGCACTCGGACGGTTCGCCATCACCGAGCCGATCGTCTCGCCCGGGAACAGGTGCGTCATGCCGACGTTGCCGAGCCGAGTCTTGCGCTCGGCGTGAAACGCTGCGCGTTCCTCCTGATACTTGTTTAGGCGATCAGGGCTTTGGAGCGCTTCCTCGACCAGATCACCGTCGAACGGGCTCTGGATATATGCCGCGAAAAACGCATTGACGATCGCGGCATCGAGCTCCGTCTCGTCGTACTTGATGAGCATCTTGAAGCGCTGCAGCACGGGCGTCAGGAAACCAACGCCTCGGTGCTGCGATGCCCTATCGTGCTCGTACGAATGGACGATGATCTGTCGCCCCCATTCCGTCTCGCGCGGAATCCGCTTCCAGCGCACGGACTTCGCGGCGCTGAACCAGTCGCCCTGGTGCGCCTCGCGAATGTGATACCAAGTCGGCGCGCCGAACTCGTCGACCTCGACGCCACCGCGCAGCGCTTGTTGGTCGAACTGCAGTTGCGGGTTCGATAGGCGATCGGGATCGAGCACCTGAAGCGCAGTCGCATAGCGCGCGCGGCCGACGCTCACCCGCTGTGGCAAGTAGTGCAGTTGGCCCAGGCCGTCGCCGTCGACGATCTTGTGTCGGAACGCAACCTGGAATAGGCCAGGTATCGGCAGCATCCGTTCGGCGTCGCAGTAGAAGCCGGGATCGTGCGCCCATGCCCGATAGTTCGCCTCGACCTGCTGACCGAATTCATCGGCCCAAACGTGATCGAATGCCTTGTTGCCGGTCAGCGCGCGCAGCGCGACGTGATCCGGCTTCGAGATCGGCCGGAAGTCCGGTCCGATGACGTTGTCGAGCGTCCGCATCACTGCGGCCGTTGCCCATCCGTCGTTACGGACCAGATCGCGCGCGCGGGCGGTGATCCGGTCGTGGTACATGTTGATCTCCCCATCGGGAGACCACAGGTACGGATTCCAGTCCTCGACGTGCGCACCGTACAGGTTCGCAGCGTCGTAGGGGGTCTGGCTCGCTCCGGACAGCATCGACGCACGCCCCTGACGCGGGGGCAACGGCTTGCCGTCCACGCCGAGAATTTGCACGGGATTGTCCATTAGCGATACACGAATCGAATTTGCCTGCGTGCTCGGCGCACGATGCCGAGCTGCTCTTGAAGTTTCGAGATCAGCCCGTCGAGAAGACCGAGATCCGTTTGACGGAAGGTGACCGAGCGCGAGCCGTCGCTCTGCGAGTAGCTCGCGCTCGCGACCGATTGGCCCGCGGCCAACTGATCGTAGGCCTTCAGCAGCGCGGTTAGCTGCGCCTGCAGGTCGGCCCTGCTGCGTCCATCGTATGCACCCATCACCACTCCGTTATGCGAGACGGCTCGCGCGCGATTTTCCACTGCCGCCCGATGCGCCTACCTTCTTCACCATCGGTCCGCGCGCCACCGCTACGACCGGTGGCGCCGCCGGCTGCTCGACCACCTCGTCCTGCTCGCCGCCTTCCGCGCTGGCCGCGGGCTTCGGCTCGATGTATGGCTTCGCCGTGAAGGTTGCCCCGACTTCGTCAGCCAGGCGGTTGAGCTGCAGCCCCTTATGGAACAGCGCGCATAGAGCCGCATACGCATATACGCGGCAGTCGAGCGCCTCGTTATGCTTCCCGTTCGGCAATTCCCACACCGTGAACCGGCGGTTTGCGATCGTCTTCTGCACGCGCCGCTCGGCGGTGAGCTGCGCGTAATAGTTCAGGTCGCGGTCGGCCGGGAAGTGCATATATCCCGGACCCGGCGTTTCGCGCTCGAGGCGCCGGTAGATCACGTCCTTCGCGGTGTTGACGCCGACGATCACCGGGCGATAGTTCGACTTCGTGCGCCGCGTCGGCTTCTTGGTCGGCCAAACCGGCGAGCGAGCGCCGTTCTTCGCCGACTCGCCCTTGATGCCAAAAATGTTCCGACCGAGGCGTGCCTTCGTGAACTCGTAGGCCTTCTGCGTGTTGGAGCCACCGGTATCCACGCACACAGCGTCGATCACGAACTCACGACCATCAGCGCGACGAAACCTCGACATGAGGTAGGCGTCGAGCGTGGCCCACACTTCGGGCTCGTTCGGATCGCCTTCGAATACGCGATAGTCGATCGACCAGCTTTCCTCATCCCGCCCCCAACCGACCACCTCAACCTCGAGGCGATCGGGCTGCGTATCGACGCCGGCCGAGAGAAGGGCGACGCCGGCGGGCACCTGGGCAGGCCAAACCTCGCCGCGCTTCGCGAGCGCTTCGAGGTCGAGGTTCTTCCCCGAGTGCGCGCGGTACGGCAGGCCTGCCTGCGTGTTCCACCAGGTTTGTTTCTTCGTCTCGTCCTGCTGCGCATCGACCCACTTCTTTGCGACCAGGTGCGGCCGGTCTTTCGGCCATGGGCTGTAAAGCTTCGACGCCTGGAAACCCGCATGCTCGTTGTCGACACCCCATGTCCCGCATTTCGGGCATTTCGCACGGTAGACGGCGTGCCGGTCCGAACTCCACCAGTCCCAAACCGCGGTAACAGCTGCGTCTGGATCGCCGGTCTGACCGCCGTCGCGCCACGCCTGCTCGTACGATTCAAGCGGAAGGTGACGCTCGCTGCAGCATTCGAACGGCTTGGTCTGATGCCAGCGCGCCGTCTGCAGCGCGCGCAAGCGCTCGCCTTCGGACCAGCCCGCGCCGCAGCACTCGCAATAAACCCGAGCGGTCTTCGTGTTGTGCGAGACGACGTTGCCTTGCGCGTCCTTCTTCTTTTCCCACTCGACGTGGCGGAAGAAGTCGAGAAACTGGCGGTGGCCACAGTGCGGGCATTCGACGCTCGCGCGCCGCATATCCGATTCCTTGTAGCTGTCCTCGATGCGGCTCTCATCCTGCACGGTCGGCGAACAGGCGCGGATCGACAGCCAGTTGCCGAACGTCGCCGTCCGCTCCTCCGCCAGGCTGATCGGATCACCTTCACGGGTGATCGGATACTTGTCGACCTCGTCGGCAAGGATCACACGCACCGGCCGGCGCGCCAGGTTGTCGGGACTGCCGGCGCCCGCGAGCGCGAGAAAGCCGCCCGGGAACGACTTGAACAGCAACGTCTCATCGGCGTTGCGCATCTTTGACGTGCCGACCAACTCGCGCAGCACCGGCGTCACCCGAATCAATGGCGCGATGCGTTCCTTGCTGAACTGCTCGGCCGCGTCTTCCTTCGGCTGCAACAGCAGCATCGGGCTCGGATCGAGGTGCGCGAAATAGCCGAATGTGTTTTCGAGCAGAGCGGTCTTCAGCATCTGCGTGCTGACCATCGCCGTGATGACGTGCACACCGGGTTCGGTCACGGCGAGCATCGGCCCGCGCGCCACCTCCACCGTTGCCGTCGACCAGTCGCCCGACGTGCTGCCGGCCTCTTTCGCCAGCTTGCGGAAATTGTCGGCCCAATCGGGCACACTGATCCGCGGCGGTGGCGTAAAGCCCTTGCGACCGTTTAGCCGCAATACATCAGCTTTTCCGCTTGACGAGCTCCGAGTCGTCGGGTTCTCCGAGTTCAGAGAGTTGCTTGTGGACATAGGCGGTCAGCACGTCGGGTAGCCGATCCGATTCGATGCCCAGGTCAGCCGCAATGAGCGGCGCATATTTCACCGGCCAGTTAAGCCACGCATCGCGCGCGGCACGGAAGACATCGAACATGACCGATTTCGCAAGGTCGACGTCGATGACCATCTGCGACTTCTGTTCGTATTCGAGCCGATTGAGCAGCGCGAGGTAAACCTCTTTGATGCGCTTCGCTTCCTCGATCGGCATGCTCAGGTCGACGGTCAGCCCCGCCGTCAGCCGCTCGGCCGCGTCCTCGGACGACTCGCCGGGCAGCAGGGCGATGACCTCATCAACGACGATACGCTCGGCGCGGCCACTCCCTTTCGGCTGTTCGTCGGGCGCCGGCGCGGCCGAGGCTTCGGTTTCATCCTTGGTTTCAGGTTTCGGATCAGATGAAACCTTGCCTCGGGACCGTGCGGCGCGCCCGTCAGTCGAATCCCGGTATTGCTTCAGCTTCTCGTTCGACGCCTCGACATCGACCTTGGAGCCTTGCAGGACAAGCCATCCGGACTTTTGCCACTTCGCGACGGCCGTGTGCGAGACGCCGTGCATCCGGGCGAATTCGGCTTTCGAGACGAGCAT